AATATGGGGTTTAGAAATCTTCAAAAAAATATTAAAGAGAGATAAAAGTCGTACTAAAGACTTAGCATTAAAAGAAATGTTATTTATATATTACTATACAGATATTAAATCTGATTATCTAATTATAGATTCTAAATTTAGAACTGAAGAAATTATAAAAGATTTACAACTTCCTGATAATTGGAAAATAGATTCTATAATGCAAGATGCAATTAACTTTTATGAAGAAAGAAGTTTAACTGTAATTGGTAAATTATATAAGAATGCTTTATTAGCAGCTAATGATATATCAGAATACTTAACTAAGACTAAAGAGCTATTAGAAGAACGAGATGATAGAAATAAACCAGTAACTACATTAACAACTATTGTAGGTGGTATTAGTAAAATTAAAGTTGTAATGCAAGATTTAAAAGCTGCAGAGAAAGAATTGATTAAAGAGAAAATAGAAACTGAAGGTAGAATGAAAGGTCAACAGCAAATGGGAATGTTTGAAAGTGGTTTAACAATAGATTGATATGGGAGAAACTTATAAAAAAATAACTATTCACGGAAAATTAAAATATGGAGAACCTTTAGTAATTAATTGGTTTGATAATGAAATAAAACAAATTGAATATCCTGATTTTATGTTTGTATTAATTGATAAATTTTTTGAAAAATATAAACAAATACAAGATTTAAACAATTTAGAATTTTTAAAAATTATAAAGATAGAAGAATTACAATCTAACTACGAAGAACGATATTAATGGAGGAATTACATTTTGGAAAAGAAGCAAGAGATAAAATTATAGAAGGTATTAATGATTTAAATAAAGCTGTGTCTAGTACAATGGGTCCTAATGGAGCTACTGTTATTATACCTAATAAAAATAAATATGGTGAATATATTATAACTAAAGATGGGGTATCCGTTGCGGAACAGATTACATTTAAAGATCCATTAAAAAATATTGGTGCAAATCTTATCAAACAAGTTGCTAAAAAGACTGTAGAAGATGCTGGAGATGGTACTACTACTAGTATTGTATTAGCTACAGCATTTGTTAATAATCTAAAAGATTTTAAATCTGTAGATATTAATAAAGCTTTTGATGAAATTATACCTAAAGTTATAGAACAACTAAAACTTAATTCAAGAGAATTAAAACACGATGATATTAAACACGTTGCTAGCATATCTGCTAATAATGATTTACAGATTGGTGAACTTATTCAACAAGCTTATAACCATTCTGATATAGTTAAAATTGAAGAAAGTTCTAATACAGAAGATGTATTAGATACATTACCAGGAATGTCACTTCCAGTAAGTTACTTTTCTAAACATTTTATTACAAACCAATCTAAAGGAATTTGTGAATTTACAAATGTTAATACTTTAATTATCGATGGTAAATTAGAGAAGTTAGAAAATTTTAGAGCTATATTAGAATTAACACAACAACCTAATAATTCATTATTAATTATTGTTGAGGATATTCACGAACAAGCTCTTAGAAAGATTGAAACTTTTGTTCTATCACAATCATTACCCATATGTATTATTAAGTCGCCAGGCTTCTCTAAACATCGTAAAGACTTATTACAAGACTTATGTGACTTTACAGGAAGTACATTAATTACAGATTTAACTAAATCTTATAACACAGATGTTCTTGGTAAATTACAATCTTGTAAAGTATCTAAAAACAATAGTATATTAGTTAAAGACGATTCTATAGATGTTTCTAATAAATTAGAAAACCTAACTGAATTATCTAAAAATATAGAATTAACTGAACACGATAAAGATTTACTTAAACAAAGAATTGAATATCTTAAAGGTAAAATATCTATTATTAAAGTTGGTGGTAAATCAGAACTAGAAGTAAAAGAACGATTTGATAGATATGATGATGCTGTTAAAGCGGTAGCTTGTGCATTAGAAGAGGGAATTGTTGAGGGTGGTGGTGTTGCTTTATCTAGAGTTGAAAATAAATTTATACAGATGTATGGATTTGAAGGAGTATATGATGGAGTTTTAAAATCATTATTAAGTCCTTCAGATACTATTATTTTAAATGAAAATCAAATTCCAAATTTAAAAAAAAGTATGTTTAATATAAATATCATAGACCCATTAAAAGTTACTAGATGTGCATTAGAGAATGCTGTATCGGTTGCTAAAGTTATACTCAGCACTGAAGCTGTAGTTTTAAACGAATCAGAATGGATGAAATAAAAGAATTGTATAAAATGAATTCTTTCCAAACACCTTTAACTGAGGAAATTAAAAACTCTGTTCCAAGAGAAATTTGGTTAGAATTAATAGACTTTTTATCTTCTGTAGAATTTATTAAGAGATTAATTGCTCCAGAAGAAGTTCGTGGGTATGCTAAAGATAAACCTAGAGAAACTAAGTTTTATAATGATGGTAGAATTAATGTAGATTTAACAAACCCTCATATATTAGAAGATATGGACTTCTTTAGAGAACGTGCTTTATTTTATGAGAAACACGGTAAATATACACATCTTACACCCAATCCTAATCCTAAATCAACATACGCTGAATTCTGGAAAGAAGAACAACGTAGATGGAAATATGGGTTAGTTAGACCTAGTGATGGTGAATGGATTCCAGGACAGTTATATTTCTATTGGAACTATTCACCAATTTGGTTAGTCGAGATTGTTAAAACTGAAAGTACTGGTAGAAAACAAAAAGGTGAGCGTGTACAGAAATTTCCAAAACCTTGGTTAGGAGATTACTTATTTTATCATTATATGCAACAAGCTAGAGATGGTGGTACACACGGTAAACTGTTGAAAACCAGGGGAGTAGGCTTTAGTTTTAAAATGGGCGCAATATCACCTTGTAATATGTATGTATATCCTGGAACAGGGAACCCAAACTTTCACTTAGCATCTGAGAAAACTTTCTTAGCTGGGGATAAAGGTATATGGGGTAAAGTTGTAGATACATTAGACTGGATTGCTAAAACTACTCCACTACCTAGAATGAGAACTGTAGATAGAGCAGGTAGTACATTAGAAATACAATTAGGTTTTAAAGATGAATATGGTGTACGTCAAGGGTTATTATCGTCTGTACACGGTATATCATTAAAAGATAATCCTGATAAAGCTAGGGGTATTCGTGGACCACTTATCCATTATGAAGAAGATGGTTTATTTCCTAATCTTGAAAAAGCTTGGAACGTAAACTTAAAAGCGGTTGAGGATGGTGATGTAGGATTTGGATTTATGTTAGCTGGAGGTACAGGTGGTGTTGAAGGAGGTTCATTTGAAGGTTCTGAAAAACTATTCTATAATACTGCAGCTTATGAGATATATGGTATTCCTAACGTGTTTGATAAAAATACTAGAGGAGATACTACTTGTGGATTTTTTTGGGGAGGTTATTTAAATCGTAATGGATGTTATGATGAAGAATGTGGTGAACCTGATGTAATTAAAGCTTTATTACAAATTCTTACTAATAGATATAAGATTAAATATAATTCATCAGATCCTTCTGCAATTACTCAAAAGAAAGCTGAGGAACCTATTACACCTCAAGAAGCTATTATGCGTACCGAGGGAACTGTGTTTCCAGTATCAGATCTTAAAGATTATTTAGAATCTATAATGGTTAAAAAAGAATCTTTTCTAGCTGAACATTATGTTGGAGAACTAGTTAGAACTGGTGATGGTAAACTTAAATGGAGATTAAATAATGATAAATTTCCATTACGAAGTTATGATAAAGATAATGCTAATCGTGAAGGTTGTTTGGAGATATTTGAAATGCCTTCAGAAAATGCAAATGGTGAAATAGCTCACGGTAGATATATCGCGGGTATTGACCCTATTGATGCTGATTCAGGAACTTCGTTATTTTCAATTAAAATAATGGATTTGTTTGTAGATAGAATTGTAGCAGAATTTTCAGGAAGACCTAGATTAGCTGAAGAAGCTTATGAAATCGCATTAAGAATGTTAGAGTTTTATAATGCAGTGGCTAATTATGAGAAAAACTTAAAAGGTTTATTTAGTTACTTTGATAAAAAGAATGCTTTATTTAGACTATGTGATACTCCTCAAATTCTTAAAGATATGCAAATGACTAAAGATATGGGATATGGTAATACATCTAAAGGTACAATGGCTAATGCTGAAGTAAATAAATGGGGTCGAAAGTTACAAGCTGATTGGATGAATACATCTTTAGAAGAAGAAGAAAATCCTGGTAAATTAAAACTACATACATTAAGAGGTTTGGCATATATTGAAGAATGTATTAAATGGAATTCAGATGGTAACTTTGATAGAGTGTCTGCATCTGGTATGTTATTTATACTTAGGGAAGATAGATATAAACGAACACAATCTGCAATAGCTAATAAAGATAAACAAGTTGAAACTTTAGCTAATGATAAATTTTTTAATAGAAATTTTAATAAACCAAACGCTATGAACGGAAAACAAATACACTATTAATATATGATAAATTACTTTGAATTAAAATTAAAATGTTGTATATTGTAAAGTTAAATAAATTTAGATAAATGGAAGTACGAAATTTACGAGTTCAACAACCTCGACAAAGATTACCATATAATAAGAAAGATAAAGACTGGAGAAAAGATAATCTGGACTATAGCGATAAACATTCATTCTATCATGATGATGGAGTAAGACGTACATTTAAAAATAAAGTTATCAATTATAATCTTTATAATGGTATTTTAGATATACAAGATTTAACAGAAGTTGTTAATCCACATCATTTAGAAGCTAGTTATGTACCTCAACAAATTCCACATATTCCAATTATTGTTCCTAAAATTGACTTATTAGTTGGTGAAGAAATTAAACGCAGATTTGACTGGTCTGTTATTGTAACCAATCCTGACGCAATCACTAAGAAAGAAGATGATAAAAAGCAATTCTTATTTCAAAAACTTAGTCAAATGTTAGAAGCTAATTATCAAGAAGATGAACTGAAACAAAAAATGGATGAGTTAGGTAAGTATATGAAATACTCCTGGCAAGATCTTCGTGAAAAAATGGCTAATCAAATCCTTAGACATTATTGGCAAGAGTTAAACTTTTCTCAAAAATTCACAGATGGTTTTAAAGATGCTTTACTTGTTGCAGAAGAAATATACTTAGTTGACATATCTCATGGGGAACCTACTTTTGAAAGATTAAATCCTTTAAAGGTTCATGCTGTAAGAACTGGTAATTCTAATAGGTTTGAAG